AAGACGCCAAACCGCCTGATCGGCTCTGTCTCGCCGCGCAGCGCGGCCCCGATCGCCATGATGCCCTCCTCTGGCGTCGAATTATTGAACGATGCCATGTCTGTTGCGAGCCTCGTGAGCCGAGTCGAGAAGCCAACGAGGTCGTCGCCGCTCAGCCCAGCGCTTTTGCCGAAAATTGCAAAGGTTGATGCCGCATCAGCGGCTTCTTGTCTAGTCATGGCCAGCGATGGGCCTGCTGCGTTGGCCCATCTCTGAATATCTGCAGCACCCTCTTGAAAGACGACGTTGACCTTATTCATCGTCTCTTCGAGAGCAGCAGCACTCATGACCGCTTCTTTCATGAAATCGAATGCCACCTGCATCGATTTTAGCGCAGCCACGACACCGGCAATTGATGTCGCTACCTTGCCAAAGGTGTCCTTTACGCCAGCAAAGCCTGTGCTGACCTTTGGAGAGTTCGCCGACACCTGATCCATCTCGCGGTCGAGTCGATCAAAATCCGCGGCGGCATTTTTTGCTTCGTCGCCAGCGTTGTCTGTAGCGGTTGCGATCTCCTTTAATTTTTTGTCAACATTCTCGGCTTGCGCGATCTTCCGCATCGCCTGTTGCAGCTCGTCGAATGACAGCTCACCAGACTGGACCTCGGCATTGAGTTGGTTGAGTTGCTGTCGGACCGTCTCGAGAGACTTTGCCAGCCCTGTGTCTTTTGCTCCAAACTCTACTGTAACGCCAGCCATATAGAGGTCATTCTGTCAATGCCGATTTGGCGGCACCGGATTTTCTTGCCTCGTAGTCGAGGATTTTGGCGATCTGTTTCTTGGCTTTAGCGATGACCACTTGGCCTGCCTTGATCTGCTCGGTCGCCGGGCAGATACGATCGACCCATGGCGTTGAGTTAGTCAGCGAGACGGTTGGCTCAGCAAGATTACCGGTATTGTCGCTGGCGCTACCATTGCCTTTTTTGTGTTTCGCCACCCATGTCGGTATCCCTCTGGTGGGACGTTTGACGCGCAGCTCTCGAGCGGCATCGGCCCAGCCGCCCTTGGAGAGCCCGACGCGGGCGGCGACCTCGTCGGCATACGTTTCAAGCGTGGCCGAGTTGGCAATGTAGAGCCGATCGGCTCGACTCGGCGTGCGGCCCGTGCGCGCATTCCGGTTGCGCTGGTGAATTGGTCCGAGGTCGGTAACGAACTGCATGTCGCCCCACTTGTTCAAAAACCCAATGTTGCGCATTACGATCTCGACAACGTCCCAGCGGTTGGCTTGAGCAAGCGCCTGCAGCCGAGATTTGATTTTGGGGTGTGACACAAATTCAAACATCTCGCTCACGTCTTGCTCAGTCTTGATCACCTTGCCAATGTCGTTCTTCGTGCGCCCGACGCCCGTTTCTTCGACTCGCGCCGAGTTGCCGAATGGCTGCGTCCTGCGCGCAAGCTCAACGCCCATGAGCCTGGCGTTCGAGCGCACGATAGTCGGGATGTCCTCCTTGCGCGCCTGCGCATAGGATTTCAAAATCTCGTTCATCGGCGTGGTGTCGAACTTAAACTTTGGCATTGAGCGCGTCCTCTATAGCGGTGAGAGCGTCAACATCTGTGGCGCGTCGATTGTGCTGCCACGCGCGCTTGCGTCCATGCGCGACATCGTCGGCATGGATCAATTGCAGCCCGAGCGCGAATGGCAGCTCTTCGAGAATCTCGACTCGGCCCCAACCAGTCATCTTCGCCAGCCTGTAGACGTAGCCCACGAGCCAGTTGGGGCCGGTCAGTTTCCCGACTGCCCGCCCTGCAGCGAAGACACGCTGGACATGTAGCGCGCGAACGATTTGTTCATCGTTTTTGCCAGCATCGCCGTCTCGCTGTGGTGCTCGATGTTGTCCTCGATCCACACGTCGACGGCATCAACGAATGCTTCCCGGTCATTGACAACAGCGCGAATCGCCTTCATCGGCGCGGAGTGCAGGAAAGCATAGGCAGCCGCACGCCAGATCATGTCGTGGAGGTCGTCGTCGAAGACCTTGTTACGCTGCATCCACGAGATCGTCAGCGCGGTCACCGGGCGCATGTCCCACTTGCCGACCGTTGCCTCGCCATCGGTCGCGGCCTCTTCGCGCAATACCTCGTCGTCGGTTTCAAGGTCTGGATTGGTTGTTTTTTTCTTTCTCATATTTTTCTCGACAGGTTGATCTTGTCTTCCTCAGTCGCATCCTCGCGCAGTGCGATGCGTTTGCCGTTGGTCTCGACGACGACGTAGCGCGGAGTCTCCCGGATGAGTTGCACGAGCACGTCGCGGTTCATCAGCGCGGCGCGGATGTAGTTGAGCGGGTTCTCGGGGTCTCGCTCGTTGAGCACATCGGCCTCTTTGGTCACCGCGCGAAAAACGCTCTCCGCGCTTTGGCCTTTGTCGTTCAAGGTCTCGAACCAGAAGACCGTCGATTCCTTTCCATCGCTGCGCGTCATGCGCGATACCGGCGGGTTTTTGAGCGGGAATCCCATCGTGGCGAGCGCCACGGCGGCCTTGAGGTTGCTGGTGTGGTAATACTCCTCACCCGACTTTATTTTTTCTTGGATCATATTTTTCTTGACAGACTACTCGCTACCCGGTCTGTCAGCGGGGAAGTGCCCTACCGAGAGATCACATCGACGGGTATTGAGTCGCCTCGATCGTCAAGGTCTTGAACGCATCGCTGCCCTGCTCGCTGGAGACCGAGTCGACGACGATCTTGCCGCCACTAACGCCATGTTCGGTTGTCGCATTGGCGAGCGTGAGGAGTCCGCCGACAGAAGCGGTCGCGACTCCAGAGGAGCCATTGATCGCGCCAGAGATCGAGATCGACGCGGTCTTGCCGTAGTGGCTGACAGCGACGATGTCGCCGTCCTCGTCCATTAACTCGCTTTTGGAGCTTTGAACGCTACGGGAGAAGGAGGAAAGGATGATGCCGGTCTCGGCGGTCGCGCCGAAAATAACGTTCGCGGCGGAGGATGAAGTGATGACAGTTGCGGCCATACTTGGCCGGAAATGTCAACTCACAAGCGCCGAGTGGACCGTCAGCGTGACCGAACGCTCAAAATGCCTATCGGTCGTAGCCATCGTCACGCCACCGTCGCGGACGATGCCGTAAATGTAGGCATATTGCGGGCGGATCGAGTTGAGCCTGGAGACCAGATTGAAGATATCGTAGGCCACGCAGAGAACCTCAGCCCACAATGACTCGTGCGTCTGCGGGTCGGAGTCGTCGGCTTGAACGAGCAGCGAGATATCGACGGAGAAGTTGAAGATGCCGCTGTTGGTAATCGACTCGCTCTGGCGCGTCGCTTTCACAAAACACGCCGGCAGGACGACCTTCTCGAAATTCTCGGCCGCCGTCACGACCAGTGATGACTCCATCTCGGACTGCAGCGCCTGGATGAACGCATCAGTCAGCGCCTTCTCGAGCGTCAAGGTCGTTGTCGCTGGCGACTTGGTCGGCTCGGCCTCTTCGGCTGGCGTGGGGAAAAACAAACTCATTTGTTGATGTCCTCCAGATCAAATTTCACACTGATCCCGTCCTGCGCAAGCTCGGCGCTGATCACGCGAAACTTGCTCCCCTCGACGCTGACTTGATCGCCCAGATCAATCTGCTGTGTCGTCGCGTCGTAGCGAGCGATCAACGTCATCGCCGCGGCCCCGAGGAACCCGCCATCGCCGAGCGTGTTGTCGCGCCGGAACTCATTGCGCGATGCCGTGAAGGTGCCCACCGCATGCGTGACGGTGACTGGCATCTCGCCGATCATTGCCGCGAGATCGTTTGCGTAAATATCGAGCAGGCTCACGTAGTGGCGACGTTGTCAATGATTCGGAATGTCGACCCGCACTTGGTTTGGGTGGCTGAAATCGTCGCGCGGGTCTTGCGCGAAATGAACCCACGAGTCGCGGTAGGCTGCGGCGATGACCGTCGGAGCCGAGTTGATTGTGATGACCTGCCGCGCTCGCCAGATGATCGCGCACATCTCCTCGATCGACTGGCACTCATACAAATTGTGTTCAGCCTTACCGAGAGCGATGACCGGATGGCCAGCGGCGACGCGGTGCGCGAGCATGACGGCGACGCTTGGGTGGATTTGCTTCGTCTGCGAGTAGCCGCATGGGAAGACGGCGACCGAGTCGCAGATGCTCGGTGCAACAACGACCGATGGACGGTTGAGTTTGATGTCGAGCATGTTGATGTCTCCGCCCTCCGGGAAGAGTGAACAAACGTAATCGGCCCACGGCACATCGCGCTGCACGTAGTCGTCAAATCGCGTCGGCCATATTTGCAGGTCGATGACTCGGTCGAATTCCTGCCTGTTAGCATTTGGCGCGACGGGCACCGCATAGTCTACGAGGTCGAAGAGACCGTGATAGGCAACGGCACACTCGAAAAACACCTTGTGCCCCTGCTCGGAGAAATGCCGAGCAATGGGCAGCGACCGCACGATGTCGCCGAGGCGGTAGTGGTAGACTAGTAGGACGGTCATATCCTTTTGGAAAAGCAGGCCGTCATGATGTTAGGCAGCCCGGCGAGCGGCCCGCGGATCGTATCCTCGATCGCGCACGGCCACCGCACGAGATCGTAGCCGCAGCCGCGGAACATGTTGACCAGTGCCGATGCGTTGAAATGGTGCAGATGCTCGTCGGGACGCCGGTGCCGCCATTTGGAGAACCATTCATCGCTCGGATAGTGGCAGTTCGGAAGCGAGATCACGATGAACGAGCAGTCCAAGTTGCGGACGATCCGCGGATCGGGTAGGTGCTCGAGGACGTCAAAAAATGTGATCACCTGCCAGTAGTCGGCGAAAATGTTCTCGACCTTCAGCACACCGTCCGGCGGGTCGATGCCGGTGACGTCGTGCCCGCCAACCGCCGGGACGATGCGTGCCGCGGTCTCGACAAACTCACCCGATCCGTAGCCGACATCGAGGATGCTGGTCGGCATTTGCCCGATCGCGCCGATGATGTAGCCGAGTCGCAGGTGCGCCATCTGCTGGCAGAGTGCCGGTATCGGTCGGTATCGCTCGGCGATATACGTCTCGTCGTAGCGTTGCAACCTTCCGATCCTGTCCTGCGAGATGACGCCGTCGGAGTCCTTGTAGTAGTTCTCAAGCATGGTAAATCGCTTTGAATGCCTCGTTGAGCGCAACCGCGTCGGTCGCGTGACGGTAGGACGATGTATTGCGCGGTGTGTGGATTTCGGTCTGCAGGTCGCCGCTCGCGACGAGCTTGAGCCTGTCAGCGAGGAGGTTGATCGGGGTGTCAATGTCCTCGAGAAGCCGCTCGTAGAAGATCACCGACCCATTGTAATGCTTGACCCATTTGCGATACCACGCAGCGGCGAACACGACCTTCTGCCCGGCGAATGCGCTCCAACATTCTTGCGTGTCCTCCGAGTAACCGTCGCGCACGTAGAGGTCAAACCAGCTCTGGAGCGATGCAATGACATCGGCGCGCGCCTGGACCAGGAACGGACGCTTGGGCCGGTAGTCAAGCGAAAAATCGTGATGCTTGAGCACGAGCGTCTCTGGCGTTGGCTTGGCCTTGTGCGCATCGCAATGCCACTCGCCGTGCAGGTTGCAGCGCTGCTCGAGACAACGCATGAGCCAGTGGTGGCCCGACCGCGGAAAAGTGATGACCTCAACCATGGTCGGCGAGGTAGATTTCTTTCGCGCGCTCATACTCCGCAGAGTCATTGCCGCGCAGATACGTGCCGTCGAGTTCGCGCCCGTGCTCGAAAAAAGGATGGTGGTGGACGATGGTCAGGTTGCCCTCGACGATCGCGTTGGCCTTTTTCGCTCGGGCCGTGAAGTCCGCGTCACTGTAGACGTTGCGGTATCGGGAGTCGAACAGGCCGTGCTGCTCGTAGTATGGTCGCGTCAGAATCGCCATGCACATGAGCGAGTCCTGCCGATAGCCGTCGTGGATTTTGAGAACCTGCGGTTTGCTCACGTCGAGCTTGGCTTCGATCGCCGCATCCCAACCCGGCGGTGGTTCCCAGTCGTCGGAGAGTTGCAAGAGGATGTCGCCGGTCGCGTGCTTGGCCGCAAGGTTCCACGCACCCACGCTATAGCCCTTGTCTTCTTGGCAGACGCCGCCGAACCGTTGCAGGAGAGTCGCGGTCTTGTCGTCCGCATCGACCGCGAAGATGTGCTCGATCCGCTCCGGCCGATCGGCACGCGAGAGCCAGAGCGCCATGCACTGCACGGCTGCGAGCGGCCTGCCGCGCGTTGCGTGCAGCAGCGAGATGCGCGGACCTCTGGCCGAGTCGAGAACCTCCGACTCGATGCCGAATGCCTCCTTGGCCTTGCCAGCGAGACGTAGCGCCCATGCGCGGAGCTTTGCCGCTTTCCATCCATAGTATTCGCTCTTGTGCGTCCACTGCGGGAACGCCGGGGTGGGGATTTTGTCCATGCGATCAATGACCTCCAATGCCTGGGTGGGTTCGCCCGCGTCGAGCAGGATCGATGCTTGCAGCGCGAGTGCCTCGCGTCGGTTTGGGTCGACCTTCTCAGCGGCCTGCGCGAACCGCATCGACTCGTCGCCAGCCGTCATGTTGCTCATATTGAGCAGCGTCTCGTATTTGTGAACGCCGTCGAGATCGCGCATGGCGAGCGCCTCGGCGCCGTAGCGGATCGCCTCCTCGCGCTTGTTCAAAATCATCGACTCGTAGTGGAGGTAGAATTTCCAGTGCTGCGAGAACTGATCCTGCCAGCGCAGGATTCGCATATTGCGATCATTGCTCGGCCGCCGACCGAGCGGCGGCGAGTGGTGAATCTCGAGATCACGGCGCAGGTGGATTTTGATCTCTCTTGTTGGGTGGACGTTTTCGTGGACCGCCCGCCACCACCAGCCAGAGTGGTGGCGAAACAACCGCTCGCGTGGTGCGCGCTTGTGCTGCTCGGCGATGACGTAGTCGGTGAGAATCCAATCGCAATCCGCCGGGCACGTCTCGACCGCTTTGAGGTGCGGCTCGACCATGTGCGCTGGCAGCACGTCGTCGCAGTCAGCCCACATGACCCAGCCATCCGTGCCGGCCAGATCGTAGGCTCGACGGAATGCCTGATTGCGCGCAGCCGCGAAATTATCGAGATGCGGCCAGCCCGCGGTCAGCGGCTCGTTGAAATACTCGCCGGTCACGCATCCCAGCTTGCCAGCGATGTTGAGCGTTTGATCCGGCTTGAGCGCCCCGACAGCCCTGATGACGACGATGTCAGCGCAGAGTGGTTGCAGTGACTTCACGCATCGCTCGATGCGTTCCTCCTCGTTGCCGCAGATCAGTGCTGCGACGATCTTGTTTTTTTGGTTCATGTCTATGGGTGGGACGCCATGTCAATAACAAAAAGCCCGCTCCCTTGCGAGAGCGGACTCCTTGTGGAAGCCAACTATGCTTTTGAATCAAGCGTAGCCAGTCGTGATGCGGATGATCGAGCTGCCGTCGATGACCTTCTCGGAGGTGTGCTGGCGCACGCGCAGGACGTTCGAGCGGCGGGCTTCGTCGCGGTAGGTCTCCGCCACGAAGGGCACCGGGCTGTCAGCGCCCCACAGGATGGTGCGGCCGAACCCACCAGCGGCGAACTCGCCGCCAGCGATGTAGGCGAGCGACATGTAGGTGTTGCCCCAGATGAAGCCGCCAGAGTAGGCCTGGTTCTTCTTGGCCGTGTTTTTCGGAGCGCGGCCAACGAGCACGCGATCGACGCCGACCGCGGCGGCCACCTCTTGCTCGGAGAGCAGGCGGGACTGGTCGGAAGGAACCACACCGAAGAACTGGTTCTGGACCTTGGCTGAGCGGCGGACGCGCTCAAACACAGAAGCCGACATGATCAGCGTGTTGGGGAGCACGCCATACTTGGCGAGTTCCAACTTCGCACCGGCGACGTCGCGGGGAACGTCGAACGCGGTGATGTTCGCCTCGGTGTAATCGGCGCTGGCGGAGATCGCGGTCAGTCCATTAGCCGCAAACGTCGCCGTGGCAACGCGGGCCTCGTGGCCGATCGTGATTTGCGAGAGCAGCATGTCGGCGACCGCGACCTCGACGTCGAGGAACCGGGCGAGATCACGCTGCGTTGCGTCAGGCAAAACCTCCTCGAGACCATACTCAGTGGTGTTGTAGGTGTCGCTCGTGAATTTGCGCGACACGCGAGGATAGGCAGCGCCGGGCGCAACCTTGGTCGCGTCGTCGTTGAGTGCCTCGCTGCCCCCAAGGTTGATTTTGAGGTATTCGCCGCTGCGAACGTCGGCCACATAAAGCGGCATCACGTCCGTGCCGATGAAAAGGTTCTGGCGGTTCGAGCGGCCCTCGTAGACAGCCTGCGCGATGTCGCCCCGGATGGTGGTGGTGGTCAGTGCCATAGTAGTGTTAGACGTTGAAGTTGGGTGCGAATTCGACCACGTCGCTGTCGACGCCGTTGGCCAGCGCCACGCCGACCGTCACGACACCAGCCGTCAGCGTGCTCGCGACGAGCTTGCCGTTAGCGTCGGCCTTGACGACCAAGCCAGCGGTGATGCCGCCGCCGGAGACGGTCCCGAACTGGGTGGGATGAAAGAGTTTGACATTGCCGACGCCAGCTGCGGCGACATCCTCCTGCACCACGCCGAGAGCGTATGCAGGGGAGACTGCGGCCTTGGCGGCATTTGCCGTGCTGTCGGCCTGAACCAGGATGTTCGCAGAGATCGCCGAAGCGAACGTGAATGAGCGAAACGTATTGTCGATTTGTGTTGCCATGGGATTCTTAGAAGTTGAGCTGGTTGGAATCGCGAAGGGCGATGTATTCGGCGGGATGGTTGGTCATCGCGAACTTGATCGCCTCGGTGCGGCTGCCGAGTTCGGCGGCCTTGTCGTTGATGATCGCCTTGAGGTCGAGCGGCTGCTCTTCTTTGGCGGGAGCCTCGGGAGCCGAAGCCTTCATGGGGGCCGCGCCAAAAGTCTTGACAATGTTGTCGAGCTTGGCCTCGAGCCGGGAGAGAGCGGAATCCTCGGACGTGTCTTCGTCTTCCTTCTCCTCGGGCATCTCCTCCATTTTTTTCTTGTAATCGGCAACGAATGCCTCAAGCGATTCAAGGCGGCTCATGACGTCCTTCATGGGATCGTCCTTCTCGCCGTCTTCGAGAGCGGTGTTGGTATTCTGGTCGTCCATTGCGTGGGCGGAATTGTCAACTGCCTGGAACGAAAACAGGCCGGTGGGATTCGCCGCCGGGGTCTGCACAAGGTCAGCCGAGTAGAGTTCAGTGCAGCTTGCAAAGCTCTTGCCGTCAATCTCGCGCACGGGACCGGAGAAGGAGATTGAGATGCCGAAGGTGTCAGGGAGCTTCTCGGCGATCTCGAGAACATAGTCGCGCCGGTCAGCGGTCTTGAGCAGGTTTAGATCGGCAATGAGTTTTTCGCCTACAATGCGAAAATTATCGACGAACCCGATGATGTCCTTGATCCCTGCGCCATGGTCGAGATTGACCTTGACGCCACCAGCGTAGGTCTCCGCGCATGCTTTGACTTCTTGGAGCGTGGTCGCGTCCACGAAAAGCCCGTGACCCTTGGCTTCGCCCACGCTGATGATTGAGACGCCTTCGATGATGTCCATGCCTTGGCATGGCTGTCAAAAGTCAGGGCCGCGGAAGCCCCACCGGAAAATCAGTCATCGTATGCATCGATCATTGCCTGCAGGTAATGCTCCTCAAGGGCTGCCTGCGCCATGAGCCGCACGAGTGCCATGTCATCCTCCGCGCAGCCCACGACATCGTAGGTCGTCGATACGCTGGGCTTCACGCGATTGGCTGACAGCCCGCTCACGATGCCGGTGATTTCAAAATCCGCCGACACGTGTTGGCTGGGCGGTGATGCCACCGCGCTCGCCGCGTTGCCGCCCGCCACCACGCTCGCCGAGATTGCGATACTGACATCGTTGCTCGATGTGAGCCGCGCACGCACGCCGCGCACGACGACCACGATGCGTTCCTTCTCTTTGCGCCCGCCACCGCCCGGGAGGTCCGGTGGCCGAACGATTGGCGGCGGTGCCTCGCCCGCTTGCAGCAATCCTCGCGTGCCGATCGAGAGTGGCGTCGGACTTGGCAGTAAGCCATGCGTCGCGATCAGCAGCGAGGTCAAGATAGTCATTAGTCGCGGGATACTGTGGTCGAGGTCGTGCCGTCGCCGCCGATCGTCTGCGAGACGCCGCCGGCGCTGCGGCTCGTCGGCGTGACGGTGAGCGTGCTGCCGCTCTTGAGTCCCTCGAGCAGATACATCTCGTCGATCTCCGCGCCGACCGTGCCTGTCGGGTGATCGACCCGCGTGATGAGCGGGTCGCGCACGGTGGTGAGCAGGTAGCTGTCACCATTCGTGGGTGTGTCGCACCACTGCGTATCGACAGTCGCCGTGTTGGTTCCGCTATCGTAGCTGAGGATGTAGCGCGTCTGTTTGTCGCCGGTCGATTGGTCGGTCACCACGATCGTCTGCCCGACGCAGAGCGTGCCGACGGCCTCGATCGTGATCGTGCCGGTGGTGGCCGATTGCACCGTGCCCTCGGCGATGATGCGCTCGTCGCCAAGGTTGCGCAGCCTGCGGCCTGCGCTCGTTGGGACATTGTGCGTTGCGCCGGTGAGCGTTTCGTCCCAGACCGCATCGGCGATGCCAGCGGT